TGCCATCATCGCTTTACTACAAATGCGTTCAGATAAGCTCGTCTCACGTGACTATGTACGTCGTGAGATTCCAATGGACCTTAACGTTACACAAGAGGAACAACGTGTTGACATTGAAGAGATGCGCGATTCTTTGCGTGTTGCTGTTGCTCAGTATGCACAGGCAATACCGGCTCTCGCGGCGCAGGGCCAAGACCCTTCACAGATTATCAGCCGTATCGCATCTGTTATCCAAGGTCGCCAAAAGGGACAAGCCTTAGAAAACATTATTGAAAAAGCATTTACACCAGAACCAGCACCAACCCCAGAGATGCCACCTATGGCACCAGGTATGGAGCAACAGATTCCAGCGGCAGGTGCGGCCCCCGCCCCAGCCTCAGCGCAACCTCCACAAGAACAAGGTGGGACGGCCCCTGCTGCTGGTCAACGTCCAGATATAGCTCAACTACTAGCCGGTATTACCGGCGCAGCTTAAGCGAAGGAGGTGTAAATATGAATAAAGGATCACGCGCTAAGGCGCCGATGTCAGCGCCGAAGGAAGGCAAGATGGATACCTCTAAGCCAGCAGGTGGCAAGGTATTTTTCGGAATGATGGCAAAAGGCCGTCCAGGCAAGAAGACTAAAAAGGGTTAACAAATTTAATGGAAGGCGTATAGGACAATGGACAATAATAAAGTTCGTCGTCCTGTACGCTCTTCTGATTTGGTAGTAGTACTTGCAGAAACTGCATATAATTTATCGCAGGTTGCATCAGGATTTTTTGAATCATTATATGAATTAAGTATTTACCACGCTAACCACAAGACTGAAACTAATCAGGCGTGGGAGCAGATGGCGCAAGACTTAGAAACTTTAGAGGAGGACCGATGACAACAGCCCCAATGAATCCATTGGCTGGCCCTGCAGGTCCTGGAAAATATTCAACACGTACAGATAATTTACAGATGGGTTCTATTGCCTACGGAGAAGGTGTAGATACAGCCGCTATTAAAGCAGGCGCTCCACTTGCTAAGGCAGGCGAAGTACGTGGTATGCCAGCTGCAGAAGTTCGTGCAGCAGCACAAGAACCAATTACATCATTATATGCTCCATCACAACGTCCTAGTGAACCTATTACTACTGGAATCAATGTTGGTCCTGGTGCTGGTTCAGAAGTTCTAGGCGTAGCCCGTACAACAGAAAAACTTTCAGATACTTTGGCAAAACTTTTGCCTTATGACACAACTGGTGAGATAACAATACTTTATCAGCAAGCTGCTTCAAGAGGACTTTAATGCCTAGCACGAACCTTAAACTCGCTGCTACACAAGCTGGACTTAATCCTAATGAGCAAAAGCAAGTTGACGCTTTATCCAGTTTGCTTGATACACATAAGAATCTTTTAGACCTTCCTCCTGCTCAGGCTCAGCAGAAATACAGTCAACTTCCTCAAGATCAACAGACTGCCCTTGTAACATTTAACGGGCAAGAACCTGAAAAGAAGCGTGGTTGGTGGGGTAGTGCTTGGCACTACACCGGTGGCGCTGCTTTAGCAGGACTAAATGAAGCATCAGATTTTATGACACGTCTTTATCGTGTTACTAAAGTAGCGGAACAATTAGAAGGCGCTCAACCAGGCAATCAATATAAAGGTTTGTCAGGTCTTAAAGCAGCTTGGGATGGTTCTAATGATAAGGGTGACCTTGTCTTTGACCCAACACGCATTGAAAAGGCTAAGGTTAAATACTCACCAGATCGAGTAAGCGTTGCTATTAAAGCCGCTAATGGAATGCCTCTAGACGAAATTATTGCTACTGGTACTGAAGCAGAAAAGCAGATTGCTGCTAAAGCAAGCAAAAAGCAGGACCCATTATTTCAAGATACTTACGATGCAGTAGTTGCCGCTAAGTACTCACCTGGACGCGAAATTGGTAATGCTCTTCTTCCAGGTTCTTTAGAAGGTACTGGTTTCCTTTACAAAGGAATTTCTGGTACTGGCGATGCACTTTATAGAATCTTCACTGATCCTACGCTTATTCTTGGTAAAGCCAAGAAAGCCTATGACGCCGCCAACTATGCGCTTATTAAGATTATCGGCACTCCTGAAAAGTTAGATGCTGCTTTTACTAATCCAAAAGTAATTAACTTTTTTGATTCATATGGAAAAGAACTTGAGAATCTTAAGACTGCTCGTGCATCAAAAGACATTACAGCAGCAACAGAAGCAACTACCAAACTTAAGCGTATTGCTCCAGAGTTTGGTCCAGCTGCCGTAGATGAGTTCATCAAGGCTGGCGTCAAAGACGCACCTACAGCAAAGAACTATCTTGCTAACATTAAAGATGTTAAAACAATTCTTTCAGGACAACCTGCTCGTCAAACTCCCCTGATTCCACGCCTTGATGCAGCACGCAAAGCACGCATTGCTTTCTATACAGGCGCAAATAAAGTAATTGATATTGATGCTTCTGGTCGTAAGATTATCGCAGCCTTGTATGGATCAGAGCCAGAGTATGCTGATATTGCAACAGGTTTAATCAATGACCCTTCTCGTATCGCTGGGTATGAATCTTTTATCTCTAAAGCAAAAGGTCCTACTGGTGCGTTCCGTATGCCACTTGATATGATTCAAGGACGTATTGACCGTTTTGCAGCTAAGTTTACAACTATCCCATATTTCAAAGATGGTTTCTTTGATGTAATGTCAGCAGATGCTTCTACTCAAGTATATCGCGTAGCTCGTCTTGCTAATTCTCGTTACCACAGCAAGATGATTGCTGAGGCTTTTGACGCAGGATCTGAAGGTCAGCGTAAGCAAATCTTTACAGGTCTTTGGAATACTGTTGCTGAAATTCGTGGCGTATCTAAGTCCAAGGCTGGTGCTTCTTATATGGAGCAGTTTGCTGGTCGTGGTCTTGAAAAAAGATACGCAGCTGATATTGTTGTCAATGGCGTAAACAAAGGAAACCCTGCACAGTTTGGTGAACAGCAACTTGCTTTGTTCCCATACCAACTTTCATCTGGTATCGCAGTTCCATCTGTGGTAGACCTAGATAGATTATCTGTACGTTCAGGCTTAATCGGTAAGATAATGGGTCTATCTCATCAACGATGGGTAGATAAAGTATTATCAGGTTGGGTTATTGGAACTCTTGCTGGTCCTCGATTTGCTGTTCGTAACGCAACAGAAGATTTAATGATGCACCTTGCAGTAGGTGATTCTGCTTGGGGAATTGTCAAAGGACGCGCTTTTTCTACACGCTTACGCCTTGCTAAAGGCATTACTGGAGATGAGTCCCTTAAGACTGTAGGAAAGAAAGCACTTACTCTTGATCTTGAAGCAGGAGAAGTAGGAGTTCTTAATAAACTTGTACGTCGTCAAGACCTTAAGAAGTATGCTGCTAAAGTAAAAGAAGCACAGAGTCCAAACGATGTGCGTCAAGTTATGGCAGATGCAATTCTGCACGATGGTCTTGGTCACATTGTAGATAAAAAAGGTTCTGAATATCTTGCAGAGATTGCACAGTATGGAAACCTTGATGACACACTTCGTGCTATTTCCGAAGGTGGAAAGAACGGCCTTCGCGGTGCAGACCAGTTCCTACAAGTAAGCGATGATGTTACTAAGTATGGCAAGATGGGCGCTATTGAAATTGATGGCGTTGCTTACAAGCAGGCTATGGGAGACTCAGCATTTACTCAGTTTAACCCAGTAGCAAACCAACAGAACCGTATCTCTTGGCTTGTACAACTAGGCGTATCATCAACAGATGAACTTGCACAGATTGCAGTTAAGCATCTTAACGATGAGCCAAAGGCTCTTGAGGCAATGGCAGACTATTTACGCAACTTGACTCCATCACAGCGTAATCGTTTCCAGCTATACGATGAATCAGTCGGTGGAAACATTAACGTACACGCTAAGAAAGCATACGATGCAGTTCGTAACCTTTACTCAAAGCGTAACGGTGATATCAATGAAGACCTTCTTGCAAAGGTACGCACACTTGGTGATGACGGCGAGTATGTAGTTTCTGCTAAGAAACTTAGCCTTGAAGATTTGCCAGATCGTATGAGCACAGAGTTAACTCCAGAGTTCATCTCTGGTCCAACACTCGTACCGGTTTCTGACACGGGTAACTTTGCGGTAAGCCTTACTGATAAGGCTTGGGATGCAATGGGCGAGGCTAATGCTCGCTTCTCTCGTGAGCCTATTGTAATCAATGAGATGATTCGCGTTCGTAAAGAGATGGCTGAGTCAGGTCTTGAGAAGCGCATAACAGATGCTCTTACTGCAGGACTTGAAGGCGATGCTCTTAAAGCAGGAATTGTTAACGCTAAGAAAGAGATTGTTGCTCTTACTGAAGAACTTGCCAAGAACAGAGTCCTTGCTTTTGTAGACAACCCTGCTGTGCGTAGCCAGTTGGCTATGGCAAGTCGTAACTTTGCACGATTCTATCGTGCTACTGAGGACTTCTATCGTCGCGTTTACCGCACAGTACGCTACAACCCAGAATCTATTAGTCGTTTAGCACTTACATACGAAGGAGTTACACACTCTGGGTTTGTACAGCAGGACGATAACGGAGATTCATATTTCTTCTATCCAGGACTAACTCCTGTATATCAGACAATGAACAATGTTGCTCAGTTCTTTGGAGCACCTGAAGCATTCAAGGCTCCAATGCCTGTAGATTTTGGCGGTAAGCTCAATATGCTTACACCGTCAATGAACCCAGATTCATTGTTCCCAACATTTGCTGGTCCAGTAGCAGCAATTCCAATGAAGTTCGTATTCAATGCAGTTCCTGCACTTGATAAATATGAGAAGGTCTTCCTTGGAGTATATGCTCAAGATCAACCAATGGTTAACGCTATATTTCCTGCACACATTTCACGTTTCTTAGCTACATTAGATAGAAATGAACGGCAGTCCCAGTACGCATCAGCATTCCGTAAAGCAGCAACATACCTTGAGGCTACTGGTCACGGTGTAAAGCCAACATATGATGCACAGACAGGCGAATGGATACCACCATCACCTGGCGAACTTGCTGACTATAAAGAAAAGATTGGCGCTGCAACAGTAAGCGTTCTCGCTGTTCGTTTTATCTTTGGATTCTTTGCTCCAGCATCACCACAAGTAACCTTGAAGTCAGAAATGGCTGATTGGGCTAGAGCCAATGAACGCGTAAACTTTAAGCAAGTCTTTAACAACCTTATTAACAAGTACGACGGTAGCCTTGATAAGGCTATGGGTGAATGGTTGCGTTTGTATCCAGATCAAATGCCATACACAGTCTCTGAATCAGATGACAACGTAGTGCCAGTAGTGCGTGCAGTAGCAACAACTACTAAATGGCTTGATAAGAACTCAGACTTGATTAACAAGTACCCACAAGGTGCTCCATTCTTGATGCCAAAAGTTGGAGACTTTGACTTTGACGCTTATCGTTTACTCTTTAAGTCTGGTATTAAGTACAGCAAGACGATTGATAACTTCCTTCAAGATACACAATCGGCTCGTGACGTACAGTTCTATTATGACCAGAAAGATGCTTACGAGGCAGAACTTTCAAGCACATACAATGATGCCCAGAAAACTCAGTTAAAACTTCAGTGGGATACTTGGGCAAAGCAATTTAAGGGCGCACGTCCTTCTCTTCAAGCAGAGCTTGGTGTTGGATCAGAACGACAGAGAGCACGCCAGATAGCGTATCAAGACCTTCAGAATATGATTGATAAGAATGGTACTGAAGCACGCAAGGCTGACCCAAAGGCGTTTGACTCTATTAAGAAGATGTCTGATATCTATAACAACTATATTTATACACGCGACCTTGTAGTTGGCTCAAGTGGAAGTGCATCAGCATACAAGGATTTACTCAAGCAGAATGTTAAAACACAGCTTCTTGCAATAGCAGCAGAAAATGCTAATGCTGACGACGCTTACAATGTTCTTTTCTCAAGACTAATTGGAGACTAAATTGGCAGATACACCAGCATTTTACAATAACTGGAAAACTGATTCCATACCTAGTGGGTCCTCTATGTCTTCGTCTACTCCAGACCCATATGCAACTCGTACTGGTACTCAGACAAAAGGAACAACAGATCCTACCGCTGTAGCAATTTATAATATGACTACGGCTCAACGTAAAGAACTAGCAATACTTCTTAAGAATGCTAAATTTAACGTATCAACTACTGGTAAGTATTCTGATGCTTTAGTTAATGCATACGTTTCAGCACAACAGGCAGCTGCTCTTCAATCTGCAAAACTTGGTCGAGAATTTACAGTACGAGATTATCTTACACAGGAGTCAGAACCAGTAGCAGGAGCTGCAGCAACTCAGCCTTCTGTTCGTCAAGATATCTCAATCTGGGACCCAACCAAAATTGCGGGAGTAGTTCAAGACCTTTCAACTAAACTATTAAATCGTGAGGCAACACCTGAAGAAGTAACATATCTTGCTGACAAGTTAACTGCTGCTCAAAAGAAAGCAGCAAAACAAACTAAGTATGTCACTAAGAATGGCGTCTTAACAGCAACTGTTACTGGTGGTCTTGACGAAGAACAATTCCTTATTGAAACAATTCAAAAGGACAAGAAGTTTGCTGCAGAACTCACGGCACTCAAGGCTAAGAAGACAACTGCGGAAGCTAGTGCAGTTGAGACTACTCGACAAGACTTAATGAAGACAGCCTTGGCTAATGGCATCACACTTAACGCAGACCAGATAGCCAACTTTGAAGAGCGCATTAAGGCGGGCGAAAAGGTTGATGTAATTAAAAATACTATTAGAGAAACTGCAGCACTCGGTCTACCAGATCAGGTCAAGAAACTTGTAAGTTCTGGCGTTGACCTTTCAACAGTCTATTCTCCATACAAGAGCATTCTTGCTAGTACTTTAGAAATTAACCCTAATAGCATCACTCTTGATGACCCTACTCTTCGTATGGCCATCGGGCCAGACAAGGAGATGTCTTTATATGAGTATCAACGAGCACTCCGTAAGGACAACCGTTGGCAGTACACAAACCAAGCACGCTCTGAAGCATCTGATGTTGCTTCAAAAGTGCTCAAAGACTTTGGATTTATGGGGTAATTATGGCAACACCAAAAGCAAAACCTTTTACAACTCCAATGACTATATCTGGTCAAACAGATACTACTGCAGCAACTGTTCAACAAGCAGCGCAAGCTGCTCAAGATGCAAACATTGCAGAATCAGATGCACGCCTTAAAGCACGTATTCCTTCATCACCAAATTATGTAGCAGAGGCACCAGTAGTACCTGATGTAACAGTACCTAAAGAAACACCAGTTGTGCCTGTAGTTCCAGTTGCTCCGATTATACCTGTTACATCTACAACTTCAGCAACACAAGACCTTCTTTTAGCACAGCAAAAAGCTGCACAAGCAGCAGCAGATCTTCGTGATCGTCAGTCTGCTTACGATATTCTTTATAGTGAGTTTAATAACTATGGGCTAGGTAGCTTGGTAGAAGATGTTAAGTACCTCCTTCAATCTGATGTATCACCATCACAATTTGCTCTTGAACTAAAAAATACAAAATCATATAAAGATCGCTTTGCAGCAAATGAAAACAGAATTAAAGCTGGTCTGCGAGCACTAAGCCCTGCAGAATATATTGGATTAGAAGACCAGTACCAAGAGATTATGCGTAACTATGGACTACCTGCATCTTATTACACTAAAGATCCTACTGGTAAGCAGGCAGGCTTTGAGAAGTTTATTGCTGGAGATGTATCTGCAGTAGAACTTGAAGACCGTATTGCTACAGCACAGAAGCGTGTTATTAACGCTAACCCAGAAGTAACTACAGCGCTTAAGCAGTTCTATCCTGATATTACTAATGGCGATATCTTGGCTTATACACTCGATCCAGCACAAGGACTTGAAGGTATCAAGCGTAAGGTTACTGCTGCTGAAATCGGTGGAGCTGCGCTTCAATCTGGACTTGCGGCAAACCTTGCACGTGCTGAAGAACTCGGTAAGTACGGTGTTGATAAGGCTGCAGCTGAGAAGGGCTACTCAACTATTGGAGCTGGATTACAGCGCGGTTCACAACTTGCTGCAATCTACGAAGAGAGTCCTTATACACAATCAACAGCAGAGCAAGAAATCTTTAATATTCCTGGTGCAGAAGAAGCGCGTAAGGCGCGTCAGAAGATTACCGGACTTGAGAAGGCTACCTTTGGTGGTCAGACCGGAATTACTAGCGGAGCGTTAGCAAGGGACCGCGCAGGCGCGTACTAAATAAACCTGCCACTAGAACGACTGGCCTAGTGGAGCGACAACAATTACCAGGAGTTAGAGCCATACCGAATCCC